AGCGCCACACGGAGCGTGAGCTTTTTCCACATGGGTATATTACTCAAAGTGAGGGATTTAACACGGTAAAAAAAGGAGGGATTCGGACGTGACGAACCTAGTTGATGCCGCTAAAAGTGGCGATAAAAGAGCAACATTGATTGCACTTAGAGATATCCTTGCATCGACCATTCAGAATTGCGAGAGCGGTCGAGATATGGCAAGTAATACTAAGAGGCTCATGGAAGTAATGGCAGAGCTTGAGGCTCTTCCTGATCCTAGCCAAAAGAAAATATCAAAGCATGACCGTCTTAAAGCTAAACATGAGAACAGGTAACCAAGAGCCAACATACAAGGTGGTTGGAGATTATGCCTATTCATATGGTCAAGAAGTGGTTGAAATGTTTGAAGAAGACGGTGGTGCGACATTTTTTCCTTCACAAAAGTTGGAGATGGAGCTTTTTCTTGCAAGAGATAAAGACGATTCCCCATCAGCATTAACGATAGGTATATCAAAACCAAGGCAGAATGGTAAAAGTTATGCCGCAAGGTATTATGCGATATATATGGGAGTGTTTGAACACAGGCAGGTGCTTTATTCAGCACACCACAGTTCAACCACAAACAAAATGTTTAAAGCTATTTGTGATCTATTTGAAAGCCCGGAGAGATATCCAGAATTTGCTCATGATGTAAAAAGCATAAGTCATGCGAGAGGCTATGAAGGTGTTTATTTTAGGGATTGGACAGATGATGATGGAAAAGTTCAACCGGGTGGATGTATTGAGTTTGCAACAAGAACAAATAGCGGTTCCAGAGGTGGAACATACTCAGTTATAGTAATTGATGAAGGACAGGAATTAACATATGAACAGCAAGAAGCAATGTTACCTGTTATTTCGGCTGCTTCAGATGTTAATGATAGTTCCAAAATGCCACAGCAGATATATATAGGCACTCCGCCAAGCCCTTCCTGTCATGGTACGGTATTTCAGAATATGTATACCACAGCTCACAGTGAAGAGAAAGGTGTTGCTTGGTGGTTAGAGTGGAGTGTTAAGGCGAAAGATATAAGCAGTTTAATATCTTCACCAGAACAAGCTCTTGAATTTGCATATCAGACTAATCCGGCAATGGGTTACAGAATAGCAGAAAAAACTGTGCTTAATGAATATGACAACATGAGCCTCGATGGGTTCTTGAGAGAGCGCTGTGGTTGGTGGACACCTTCGATTAATCAAAAAACAGATTATGCCATTCCAGAAGATGCATGGAATGAATGTGCGACCAAAGAAACAAAGCCTGATGGCAAGATAGCTTATGGTGTTAAGTTTTCAGCAGATGGCTCAGAGATATGTTTAAGCGGTGCTGTTTTATCAAATGATGGGAAAGTATACATTGAGCTTATAGAACGTAAATCAACAGGTCAGGGTACGCGATGGTTGGCTGAATGGCTTAATCAGAGGTATGAAAAAGCCTGTTGCGTTGTTATAGATGGTCGAAACGGATGTGATATCTTAGTTGACCGTATATCTGATATATGGCGAATGAAGGGATCTGTAATAAGACCTTCTGTGCGAGAAGTTATTGCTTCAGTAAGCGCATTAACAGATGCGGTTAATGAGCAAACTTTGTCATGGAATGAGATGCAAGATGCATTAAAGGAGTCGGCAATTACATCAACAAAACGTGCCATTGCAGGCGGTTGGGGGTTCGGTGGCGATAACAGTTGTCCCATAGAATCGTGCGCACTTGCGGTATGGGGTGTTAAAACAAGCAAGCGGAATCCTGGTGCAAGAATGAAGATTGGATAAAGGAAAATCAAAATGAATATCACAATTAGTGCAGATAGTATTGAAAATTTTCCGGAACAGGAAAAACAGAATTTTAATAAACTTCTTGAGCTATTCATGCTTCATGAGGGTAAAAATGCTGAAAAGAACAGATATTATGAGGGCAAGGTATCTCTTAATGAAGTGAATCTTGGCATTGCATTACCGGATAACATGGCAAAGTTAGAGATAGGATGTTCATGGGGTACAAAGACTGTTGATGTTCTTGCAGCGCGATCAATGTTTGATGGTTTTGTCGGCACAAATGGCGAAACGGTTACATTATTAGACAGCATTGCATTTGATAACAATCTTATTGCTGAATACATGAAAGCTTGCCGTGATGAACTTAAATATGGTTGTACGTTTGCTACACTGTCATCGGATGATGAGCTTGGATGTAAAATCAGATTTCATTCTCCTCAGTCAGCAGCGGCTTTATGGGACGGTGAAAAAGGTCGTATTTCTTGCGGTTTTGCAGTTATTGATACGGTTCCTGATAATGATGATTATACTTCATGGAGTCCGTCACTTATAAATTATTATACAGATGATTATGTATGGGTTTTAAGAAGAGTCGATAATTTATGGACAGCTGAACCGCATAAACATCAGATGGGCAGACCTTTAATGGAAGCATTTATATGGAATGCAACCACAGATAAGCCGTTTGGTCGGTCAAGGATAAAGGAGCCGATCAGGAGGCTTATACAAGGCTATGTTAGAACAATAGCCAATGCAACAATAGGTCTTGAATTTGCAACATCACCACAGAAATATCTGCTTGGTGTTACAGATGAGCAATTTGAAGCAGTAGTTAATGATAAATTCAGGCAATACGTTGGTTCGATACTGACATCAACAGTAAATCCTGATACCGGTGAGAAGCCGAGTTTTGGACAGCTCACACAGGGATCACTTGCTCCTCATGTCGAAATGTTGAGAATGCTTGCAACGCAGTATTCAGCTGCAACAGGGTTATCTGTTACCGATACAGGAGTAGTGAGCGAAGCAAATCCAACAAGCTCAGATGCAATAATTGCTCAGACTCAGACATTGATTGGAATGGCAGAGCAGCTTAATACCGGAAACGGTAATGCTTTAAGGTCCGTTGCACTCATGGCATTGGCTATTGTCAAACAAGTCGGCATTGATGGGCTTAGTGATGAAGATAAGCAGATTGTGGCACATTTCAAGAATCCGGCAATGCCAAGCGTGGCATCAACCACAGATGCGGCTCTTAAGCTTGCATCGGCACGGCAGGGATTTGCAAATACAGATGTATTTCTTGAGATGGTCGGCTTTGATCAGGCTGATATCAGGCGCATAAAGAACCAGGAACGGATTAACCAGGGATTGCAGGTTGTAACATCTCTTGAAGGTGAATAATGAAGTTATCTGAAAAGGATTGGGATGCGTATATAAATAAGCTTTCCAAAATCAACAAAACAGCATCGGATTTGATAATTCAATATGTTGATACATATGGGTTGGATGATGTAAAAGGTTTGGTTGATTATTCATATAAAGTTGCAAATATATATGGTAATGCATCAGCCGCATTAAATGCCTTGATGTATGACACTATTGCAGAGCTTGAGGGCATAGCGTTGCCAATGGCAGAGCTGGCGGATGTGCCTACATATGGAGATGTTGTAAAATCGATATACGGCACATTAAAGACATCCCAAAACGCAGCAGAATTAGGTGGTGCTGTTAGTCGGTTGGTTAAGCTGACCGGACAAGATACAATGCTAAAAAATGCCATTAGAGATCGAGCTGAATTTGCATGGATACCGGTTGGAGAGACTTGCGCTTTTTGTATTACGCTTGCATCCAGGGGATGGCAAAGAATAAGCCAAAAAGCATTGAAAAACGGACACGCAGAGCACATACATTCAAATTGTAATTGCTCTTATATGGTCCGGCATTCAAAAGATTTTGATATAAGCGGTTATAATCCACAGAAATACCAAAAAATATATTATGATGCGGAGGGTAAGAAACCAAAAGACAAAATAAACTCAATGCGGAGAGATTATTATCAAGAGAATAAAGATGAAATCTTAGAGCAAAAGGCTGACGCATACGAACAGCGTCAAGAAATAGCCGATGAATCAAAGGTTAATGAAGCATCCGAATAGGGTGTTTTTTTAATGCATAAAGGTTACGCGAGCCAATCGCGGTTTTTACTCATAGGAGGTTATGTATGGAAATGCAAGAAACTGTGAATCAGGAAACAGCAACAAAAGAGGTTGAGGTTAAAACATTTACTCAGGAAGAAGTCAACGGCATTGTTAATGACCGGTTGGCAAGAGAGAGAAAAAAGTATGAGGGTATCGACCTTGAAGCACTCAAGTCAAAAGCGGCAAAGTTTGATGAGATGGAAGAAGCCAACAAAAGCGAGCTTGAAAAAGCAAACGATCGTGCAAAAGCTTTGCAGGTTGAGTTGGATGAAATCAAAAAAGCAAATGCGCTTAATGCAATGAGAGAGCAGGTTGCAAAAGAAATAGGTATCCCCTCGAATCTCTTGAACGGAAATTCAGAAGAGGAATGCAGAGAACAGGCGGAAGCAATCAAGGCTTATGCCAATCCGAATGGATATCCGACATTAAGGGACGGAGGAGAACCACAAACGATGTCAAAGAAAACGGTCCGTGACGAATTTGCGGCATGGGCTAACACAATCAATTCTTAGGAGGATAAGAAAATGTCAGGAATTAACACAAACAGGACAAACATTACACTTCCTACTTCTGTATCATCTATGATTTTGCAGAAAACTCAGGAAGATTCAGCAGTTATGAAGCTTGCGCAGAAGATCAACCTTCCGGGCAATGGTTTGACCATACCGGTAATCACAAGCGATCCCACAGCATCATGGGTTGATGAAACCGATGAGAAGCCGGTTAGCAATCCTGGTCTTAGCACTAAGACAATGCGCGGATACAAGCTTGCGATCATTGAGCCGTTCTCAAATCAGTTCAAGCGTGATTATGGCGCACTTTATGATGCACTTATAGCAAGGCTGCCTCGCATACTCGCAGAGAAGTTTGATAACACTGTTTTCGGCGGATCAGCAGCGCCTGGTTCTGATTTTGATACTTTTGCAGGTATTACTGCTCAGAGTCTTGCATCAGACGTTTATGGCGGTCTTGTTGCAGCTGATACAGATGTTGCACTTCATGGTGGTCAGCTCAATGGTTATGCGATCAGTCCTCAGATGAGGGGTATCCTTCTTTCAGCGCTGGATAAGAATGACAGACCGTTATTCATTAACAACGTATCAGAGGGGGCTATTCCTCGTATACTTGGTCAGCCTACTTATGTTACAAAGGGCGCATTTGTACAGGGTTCGCCTAATGTAATAGGTATTGCAGGTGATTGGACCAAGGCTATGTATGGTGTGGTTGAAGGTGTTGATATCAGCTTTGCTGATCAGGCTACACTTACGCTGGCAGACAGCAGCACGATCAACCTGTTCCAGAGGAATATGTTTGCAGTAAGGGCTGAGATCGAAATCGGTTTCCGTGCCGACAAGGATATGTTTAATGCTCTTACGGCAACCACAGTTCCTTCTATCTAATAGATGGGTAGTCTTTTATTCATCAATGCTATCACAGGCACAGAAATGTGGGTAGCGGATGAGCGAAAAGAAGAGTATGAAGCGGCAGGTCATAGACTTGTCGTTTCACCTTCTATCGCAAAAGAACCCACAGAAGAGCCGGAGGTGGCGGTAAAGAAGGTTGCAAAGAAGAAAACAACCAAGAAGTAGGTGATTGTTATGGCATATGCAACAGTTGAAGATGTTCAGGCAAGAATGACAAGGGATTTGTCCGAGGATGAGCAGATAGTATGTGGGACACTTCTTGATGATGTGGCAGTCCTTATTGATTCATATAATGCAAATGCTCCTGTTGAT